CGTCGATGCAGATGGCGGCCGCGGTAAAACGCGGGCTTGATCTGCGCAAGAAACAAGGAAGAGGCGGCTCGTTCTCGGCGGTTACCCGGGCCCGCGACATCGGGCAACGTAAGCCGTTGAGCGTGTCCACCGTGCGCCGGATGGCGATCTATTTCGATTCTCACTTGGAAGACGGCAAAGCGGCGCCGGAATCCGCGGCCGGGATCGCCTGGGCGCTCCATGGTGGGAACGCGGGCAGAGGGTGGGTCGAAGCGGTCGTGAAAGGCCAAGCCTAAATGGAAGCGATCATCCAAAAGCTAATCAAGACCCTCATCGGCGCGCTGGTGTTCGGGCTCTTGTACTGGGTCGTGGTCTTGATCATCGGCGCGGTCGGCGTTGCCTTGCATGTCGCGATCCCGGCCTTTGTCGGGATCATTGTCCTATGCCTGTTCATTCTCGGCTTCATCCTATTTCTGCTGCGGGTCTGGGGACCGCTGAATATTTGAAATGAAGATCAAGCGCAAACGCCTCAAGAGCCGATTCCAGTTAGCTGGCCGTTGCGTCGCTTACACCTTCGATCCCGATCCGGTTAAGAAACGAAAGCCTCACAAACGATGAACACGCTGGCGGCAAAGGTTGCAGTTACCGGCCCTTCCCAAGCTGGGGCTGACGGTTCAATTCCGTCCGCCTGCACTTCTATGAACTGGAGACTAATAGCCTTGCTAGTAGCGGCACTTGTCGCAGCGTTCGCAAGTCTCGTGTGGTATTGGATTCCACTTTTTAAGTTGCTCTATCACTTTTAAAATGAACCGGAAATATACCAAGAAATATTCCGACCCGCACGAGCACCTGAAAGCCGAGCTGGCGCTTCTGCTCGCCACGGCGCTCGCTTCCAAGCGCAAGCTGATCCTCGAGTACGCCGCCGAGCACGGAACGGACGGCCTCCTAGATTACGCCGATTCAATCCTAGATTTCGGGTGGGACGCCCATTTCGACGCAGCCGCGGCGATCCTGGCGGCCGCCGCCGTGGATAGCTCGATCGATACGCTGGACGCTTCGGAGATCGATTACTCGGACGAGTTTGTCAGCAACTTAGAAAAGCATCACGACCTGCTGGCCAAGCACGAAGCCGCGTCACTGCTAGGGCTCACCTACGACGCGACGCACGACGTAGCGCTCCCGACGATTGTCGGATGGTCAATCGGCGCCGCGCTCCTGGATTCGCTCGGGCGCGTCCTTCGCCAAGCCGATCATGAAGAGTGGCCGTCTGAAAAGCTCGATACCGCGATTGAGGATATGTCCGCATTCAGTAAGGACAAGGCCGAGCAGATGGCCCACGATGCGCTGACGTTCGTTTCTGGCGCGTCGGCCCGGAGCACGGCGAGCGCGACCGGCGCGCACATGAAACGCTCCATGAGCGAGGGCGATGACAAGGTTTGTCCCGATTGCGCTCAGGATGAAGAAGATGGCTGGATTGGCGTCAACGAAGCCTTCAGCGGGAGCGAGACCGAAGACGTGCCGCATCACCCTAACTGCAGGTGTTCGGTAGAATATCAATGGCTCGAAGTACCCTTGGAGGAAGCGGCTGCATGACCTACGGCATCATCCGCGCCATCGCCCAAGTCTGGATCCTCGACCGCTGGGAGTTCCGCCTCCTGGTCGTCCAGCAAGACACTTGGCAATCTCTTTACGTGGGCGCATCCAACTATCGGTTGAGGATCGGCGACATCGTGAGTTGGTCGGGCGATCTACTTTTCTGGCACGCCGAAAACCGAACTGTGTGGTTCGATCTACTGCAAAACGGAGTGGAGGCAAAATGAGCGTGATTATCTCGCAAGGACCAAGAGAGGGTTTGTTCTATCTCTTTTATCCTACGATCTATATCAATGCCGAGCATCCATTGGCGGCCGAGGAAATAAGGAAAGCTCCACACGTTCCCGCCGTGAACCAGACTGCTTTGGACCTTATCTGCGAGCTCACCCAATCGAAGGCCACCGCGGAAGCCAAAGTCATGCTGCTCAAGAAAGCGATCGAAGCCTTATGAGTGAAAACTACCTAATCACCTCCGCCTATGCCGTTCCATTAAACGGCCAAACCCCGGACCAGATCATGTTTTTCCCGGCCGGGAAAAGTACGATTCGCGCGTCTGTCAATGGCAAGCCGAAACAGATCTCAGTCACCGTCGATCAAAAAACGGCTGGCGTGATGCAGGCGAGTCTCACGGAGCTTTTAAAGGAGCCCGTGGAACCATTCATCGATTTTGATCACCAGAGTCAGGCGGCGGCTGCGCTCCCTAAAGGATTCGAGTGGAAAGAGGGCGAAGGCGTCATGCTGAACCTCGAATGGACGCTGCCGGGCAAGGCTGCGGTGGAAGGCAAATCCTATCGCTACTTTAGCCCGACATTTTTGCTCTCCGAGTCGGGCGATCCAGCTTCGCTTCCGGACTCAGGACCGGTCGGGGCACTAACGAACAATCCCGCGTTTAGGCGGATGAAAAAGATTTCAGCCTCCGACGAGGGGGCGACAACCGGCGACGACGAGCCGCCGAAACAAAAAGGAAAGAAAAAAATGGCTGATGAAACAGCAGAAACCGTGACGGCGGCTCTACGAACTGAGTTGGAAGCGTTACGGGCAGAGAACAAGACGCTTCGGGATTCTCTTGAGACTCAACGAGTGGAGAGTGTAAATCGTGAGGCTGACGCACTTATTGAGGCAGCGGTGCAGGCCCATAAGATTGAACCCAAGAACGAAAAGCTTAAAGCAGGCTTGAGGAAACTGTACTTGGTCGATGCGGCAGGTGCTAGGGAGGCGATCGAATCAATGCAACCTAACCCGGCTTTCAAAACGGTGGTCACCGTGACCAGCGCGCATCGGGATGTCGGGAGCCCGTCCGGCACAGCCAGTGGCGAGGAATGCAAAGCGATCGTGAAAAAGATCCAGGCTTCGCACGAAGGCATGAGCTGGGATGACGCCTGGAGTATCGCGGAATCGGAGCACCCAGCAAAATTCGGCAAAATCAAAGTGGCAGCTTAGCCAGATCTAATCCTTAACAAAATTTATCAAAAGGAAAAATAAGTAATGAGTACGTATGGTGGTGTGGTGCGGCACGATCCGATCATCGTCCCGTTCCCGGTGGCGGCAGCGAGCACGTTGCTGGCCGGAATGGTCGTTGAGATGAACGGGAGCACTCATGTGGTGCAAGCGTTCACAGTTAATAGTCATGTGGTGGTTGGGGTCTGCACCGGAGACGCGGATCTGGATTTATTAACTGTCGCGGTCTATTGCGGAAAAGGATCAAGCGTCCGGATTAAATGCGAGGCATCAATTGTCCCGCTTGCTGGCGATTTGCTCTATTTCTCAACCACGATCGGGAGCGTGACGAACGTGGCGAGCGGTACCGCAATCGCCAAAGCGATCGGGACCGGGATGAACGGATACGTCGAGGCAATCTTAATCTGAGCCATTGGCTCGTTCTAAAAAAAGGAAAAATTTATGGCATACGACGTAACACAACTTTTAACCTACAGCCAAGGGCTGGTCGCAGATTGGGCACAGAAAAACAAGATCGCCAAATGGCTGATCCCGGAGGTTTTAGTAACTTCTAAAAAGGTGTTCTTTAAGATTTACGATTCCACCGACGGTTTTCAGGTAATCGATACCCGAAGAGCAGTCGGCGGAACCTCGGCGCGAACACAAATAAAGGTCACCGACTCAACCATCATCCTGGACGACAACTCGTTTGAGACAACGATTGACGATCAGGAACGGCGCGATAATCCGGAAACCCAAACGATTCTGGAGAAGATCAAAGTTCGCAACCTGACACTGAAAGTTTTAAACAACTTTTTGGCGCAGGTGTTTAACTTTATCTACAGCAACGTGTCGGTAACTGGCACGTTTGGCGTCTGGTCTGGAGCTAGCACAGTGGACCCGATCGCCGAACTCGACGCAATTATCAAAGCCCAAATCGATACAGGCATCCCGCCTAACAAGCTCTATCTGGATCTGACGAGCTGGATTCAAGCGAAGAACAACAAGCAGGTGCTTGGACGGATTGTCTATAGCGGGGTTCCTACACAAAATGTCACGCTGGAAGCGTTTAAAGGGATGCTTTGCATCCCGCTGGATATCCAGATTGGCGGTGGCTTGAAATATGAAGGAACGTCTCAGAACAACGTGTTGGTGTTCAGAGCGGATGACGGCGTCGCGCAGGAAGACCCGAGTTTCGCCAAATGCTTCACGCTGAATCCCGACAGGTTCGCTAACTTGATGCAGTACCGTCAGGAAGAGATCCAATCCGATGTGTACCGATTGACGTGGCAGCAGGATTTGGTGCTTACCGGGCCGGCGTTGGCGAGCAGAATCCAGACCTCCTAAACATAGAAACGGGCATGTTCATTTTTAAGGCCTCGCATGAGGTAGAAAAAGTGAACATGCGCCTAACTTTGGCATAGCTATGGCTTGGAATTCACTCAATGCCGACGATCTCTTATCAGCTCTTACACAGCCCGAGAGGGATCTGTTTGGGAGCGGCGACAGCGGTCCGGGCTCCAGCGACCGGCTCGATAACATCGTGGTTTGGGTCGTAGATCAAGTGAGGGGAAAAGTAGC